TGTAAATTTCGCAAGAAGGGTTAAATCCCGAACTAAGATATTAAAAAGAGAGGTATTTCGTGTCAAAAGGCGGTAAGATATTATTGTTCATAGGAAGCGCTGTATTTTTATTAACATTTTTCTCATGCCTGCGGATTATAGTTTTATACTGGTATCACTTACAGCAGGCCCAAGGAAGCTATCCGCTTGCTATGGCTTTGATGGATAAGGCTCATGAATTTTCTTTAACCTCGTATCTCAGCGGAGGCTTACATTTTTTAGTTGTAGGGATAATAATCATGATTATACTGAATAAGTGAGGTGATGGGGTGGAGAAATCAATGAAACTTCCTGCAGTGAGAAGGATAACGATAGAATTAGAATTAGACCTTGATAAACGTATCATAGACCATTGTAGAATTTATCCCAAAAGCAAAAAAGGAATAAATATCAAATCTTTAAAGTGGCCTGAAGCGGTTAAAGCACTATATAAAGAATTCTCAAGAAAAGAAAATGAGTTACTACATATCAAATCCTGCTGTGAAAAAGCGTTAAGAGAAAGAGTCTGCCCGACTAAAGAGGCTTTATGGAATGAGATACTTATAAACAAAGAAACATAAAAGACTTGACAAGATAATTTGTATAGTGTATAATTTTTAACATAAGTAACATGCACCGAAGTAGAACGTCAGGTGAGACCCCGGGGCTTGAGAAATCAGGCGCTGGGAGGTTTTTTATTTAGAAGAATAAAAACGGTTATAAATTAACTTAGGTAGTGGGTGTAGAAATGGATAGAAGAACTAACTGTGAATATGATAGGCACATGAAGCAAAAAGATAGGGTAGTAAATCCAGTTGGTAGACCACCATTATATAATTCGCCAGAAGAACTCCAAAGAAAAATAAATGANTATTTTGTGGTTGCTCCTCGTAAAAGAAAAATACTTGTAGGCAAGAAGCCAAATCAGCAAGTCGTTGAACTTCCTATATTTACAATAACTGGGTTAGTATTATATTGCGGATTTTGTAGTCGGCAGAGTTTTTATGATTTAGAAAAATTGGAAAAATTCTCTTACACTATAAAAAACGCGAGGACAAGAATTGAGCAAGAGTATGAAGAGCAATTACATCTTGGTAACACTTGTGCGATTTTTGCTTTAAAGAATTTTGAATGGTATGATAAACAACAATTAGAACATTCAGGTGAATTAATAATAACCCAAAAATTATTTACTGCAAGAGAGCGAATTTTAAATGCTGCAAACAATAACTAATCCTGAAGCAGAGTTAATAAATGACTTAGCTTCTTTTACAAGAGATCCATATAAATTTGTCCTGTATTCATTCCCATGGAAAGAGGAAGGTGAATTAAAGAAGTTTGATGGCCCTGATGATTGGCAGAAAGCTATATTGTGTGAGATTAGGGATAAATTGCTCAGTCCGTATGATGCGATTCGTATAGCAATAGCGTCAGGGCATGGGCCTGGGAAATCAGCTCTCTGTTCGTGGTTAATTCTCTGGGCTATGGCAACATGTCCTGATACGAGAGGGACTGTTACAGCTAATACTGAATCACAGCTTCGTATTAAAACATGGCCAGAGGTGGCCAAATGGCACAGATTGTTTATAGCTAAACATTGGTTTACTTTAACTGCTACTGCGATATATTCTAATGACCCATTGCATGAAAAAACATGGAGAATTGATATAATCCCATGGAGTGAACATAATACAGAAGCGTTTGCTGGATTGCATAATCAGGGTAAGCGTATTATTCTTATATTTGATGAAGCGTCAGCGATTATAGATAAAATATGGGAAGTTTCAGAAGGTGCGCTAACCGATGAAAATACTGAGATTATATGGATAGTAGTAGGCAATCCTACTCGTAGTAAGGGCAGATTTAGAGAGTGTTTTTCCAAATATAAACATCGCTGGTTGACACACCAGATTGACTCCCGTAAATGTAAGATGACTAATAAGGAAGAACTCCAAAAATGGACAGAGGATTATGGTGAGGATTCTGATTTTGTCAGGGTTAGGGTAAAAGGTGAATTTCCTAATATATCAGAGAGGCAGTTTATCCCGCAATCATATGTAGATGGAGCGCGAAAACGGGTTGTAACATTGAGAGATGTATCTTACGCCGCTAAAATCATTGCTGTTGAACCTTCATGGACTGGGGCAGATGAGTTTGTAATATCAATGAGGCAGGGAAACTATTTTAAGGTTTTAGCTAAATATGCCAAGAATGATGATGACTGGAAGATGGCGGGGTATATAGCTAATTTTGAGGATGAAGAAGAATCTGACATAGTGTTTATTGATTTTGGTTATGGTACAGGGATATATTCCGCAGGGAAACAAATGAAGCGCCATTGGGTATTGATACAATTTGGAGCTGAAAGTGCTAAGAGAGCGTATGTAAATAAGAGAGCTGAGATGTGGGGTGATATGAAAGACTGGTTGAGAGATGGCGGTATGATACCAGATGACCCTGAATTGGCAGATGAGATTATTGGCCCTGAATATCAAATTGTCCCGACGGGCAAAAATGCTGGGAAGATAATTTTAGAGAGCAAAAAAGATATGAAGGCAAGGGGTGTCAAGTCTCCTAATATGGCTGATAGTTTAGCATTAACATTTGCTATGCCTGTCTTGCCAAAAAATAAACGATGGGCGGCAACAAAACACCCTGCCGGTGCGGTATGATTACATTCATTATTATATTAGTTATATCAGCATTTATCCTAGGCCATGAAGAAGGCTTGAAGGAAGGGAGAAGATATGAGCGATAATGGTAATGGCAAAGAAACAAAAGAGTCCTCTGATGATGTTATAAACCAGGCTACACTTTTAGAAGTGGTAATGAAAAAGCACAGGGATAATACTGAAACAATGCAGTTAATCTGTAGGCAGGATTTGATGATAAATCATAAGGTATTCTTAATCAGGAAGCTAATGACCTGTATAGATATAGTTTTATCCGCTACAAAAAAGAACAAAAATCAGGTAGTAGTAGGTTCAAATAATATGATTAACAGGATGAAAAACCGAGTTAAAGGAGCCTTTGGTGGAAAATCATCATTACGAAGAAGGTGAAGCGTCATATTACGATAATAGTTCGATAGACCCGAGGTGGGGAGGCGTAACAAAAGGCGGGGAGAAGTTTGATGAGAACCTATTGACTGCGGCTGTATCGCCTAAAAGGTGGAAAGAGTTAAAGAATAAAACATTACGGGTTACTAATCCTTTAAATGGTAAATCGGTTGACGTCAAGGTGAATGATACTGGCGGATTTGATAAGTATGGCAGATTGATAGATTTATCCAAAGGAGCGTTCTCTAAGATAGCTGATACGAAGAAAGGTACAGCGAAGGTTAGAATAGAAATCCTGGATGATGATTATTTAAAGAAAGAGAACATAGCTAAAAACTACCCTGAAACAATGTCTGATGATGATTTAGATAAAATGGAAGAGATAGAATTTAATAGACTTAAGAAGTTAGGGAGGTAGGTATGCCATTAAAAAAAGGCAGATCAAAGAAAGTTATCAGCTCTAATATACGGGAATTAAGACATTCGGGTAGGCCACAGAAACAGGCTGTTGCAATAGCAATGAGTAAAGCAGGTTTATCAAAAAGGAAATCTAAGTCAGGTTATAAGAAACATAATTCATCTCTTAAGATGAATGTGAGAGCGGAAAAGCACAGTTCGGGATGGATGTAATGAACCTCAAGCTGTTTTTTTAAAGCAAGTATCTTATCGGAGTTTGAGGACGCTCCCCGACCCAAAGAGGTCAATAGGATATAAAGGGCTGAATTAAGGCATAAAAGACTCAAACCAATGAGCGCCAAACGTCAGGAGTGAACGGTTAATCACTTGCCCCTGGAAACTTAAGATACTTGGTAGTGTTCATATAAGCTTGACTACAATCACCGAATAAGTATGTATGCCAATATAAACGTCCTCACTTTAATTAGGATTGTGGATAACTTGTTGATAACTCTTATACAAAGTCTTTAAATGCTTGAAACTAAACAACCAAATTGTGGATAACTTTGGTATCAAATTGTTAGTAACTTGTGGATAACTTTAGATGAGGTCTAAATGACTAAACTCAGAGACCAACAAAACCAGGCAATAAAGGATTTCATAACAGCGGAAGTCCTTACTAATCTTGACAGCCAAGATGCTTTTGGAGGCAGGGTTGATGACTGGATGGCCAGATTTGAGGCTGTGAGGTCAATTAAGGGCTTACTATACGGTAAAGACCCTGATCTTTACCCTAAGACAGAACCCTGGGAGAATTCTTCCGATAGCGGTCTTCCATTGGAAGCTATTATAATGCGCGCTATTATAGCCAGATTTGTAAAGACCATCTTCCAGAAGCCTATCTGTAATGTTGGGGGCAGAGGTGGCCAAGACCAGAAAGATAGTAAGGTCGTTGAGGAATACAATTCATATACATTAGAAGATGAGATGAACTTCGAGCGTGAATTTTTAGATGTAATGTTTGATGTTTCTTTAACAGGTGATGGCTGGGGGAAACTTATAGAGGCTAACGAGGAGTATGAATGGGAAGAAACTTACTGGACATTATATAATCCCGTTACAGGGGAGCCGATATTAGACCCGAATACCAAAAATGAATATGATGATGAATGGCCTGATGGATACCCAAAAGAAGTATATGAAGAGTTTATCCCACAAGTAGACCCCGTGACAGGTATCACCCCGATAGTCCAGGAGATTACACTTACTAAAAAAGATAAGGTGTATTTCGGGACTAAATTAATCCCGTTAAATCCTAAAGATGTTATTATCCCTAAAGGATGTGATACCTGGGATATAAACGAATGGCCTTATGTAGCTCATAGGTTTAAAAAGAGCTGGTTCTGGCTGAAAGAGAGGGAAGGCAAACCTGAAGAAGGCGGTTATGAGAATATAGATAGGATAAGGCCTGAGAATACATCTACTCCTGATGTCCAGACAAAGGAAACTGAGAAAGTGGAATTAGTTGAAGTAAGAGGAAAGGTTAATACTCCCACAAGTGAATAGGTAAGAAAAAACTACAGAGAAGTTATAGCCTTAATGGCTGTGGAAAACAAAGAGTTATTAGGCTGGATTTATAATACTTATAGAGGCAGGCGTTTGATATATCATTGGCAGATTATGCCTATTGCTCATAGGGCCAGAGGAATAGGTATCCCAAAGTTCGCCAAAGGCATGAGGGATTTAGTTGATTCTCTTTTAAATAACATGGTTGATAGAGATACTATAAACTCTCATGCTCCGTTTGTGTATGATGAGGAATCGGGGTTTGACCCTGAGATACATCAGTTCGGCCCAGCGGAGTTCTGGGGAGTGAATGATAAGAGCCGCCTTGGAAGACTGGACATGGGCCAGAGGGCGGAGTTTACATCTCAATGGATAATAGAGTTTTGTTTAGGTATGCTTCAAAAACTCTTCGGAGTAACTGATTATACGACAGGAACAGAATCTAAGATTGCCAGTAATAAGACCGCCAGAGGTATACAAGCGATAATCGGGGAGGGGAATTTCTCCTTTGATACTATGATAACTATTCTTCAGATGACCAATAAGAAATTCTTTGAAGATAACATTATGCTCCATGCCAAAATGATGAGGGAGCATGGTATGGAAAAGAGAGTATTTTATGTTACGGAGTCGGAAACTAATCCTTACAGGGAAATCTCAAGAAACTTAATGAGCTTAAAATGGAACTTCATGCCAAGAGGGACTTCGGTTGATAATAATATATACCGCAGGAAAGAAGATGCGATATTAAGCTATAAGACATTAGCTGGAGAGGTATTCTTTTCACCTGAGGTTTCACCAACTACTCTTAATAATAGAAAAGTATTGGTTGAAAACATGGTAAACTCCATGCAGATTAAGGGATTTAAACTTCCGACAGCGGAAGAATTACAGCAAGAGATGGTACAGATGAAAGTAAAGGTTCAAGAAGAGATGCAGAAGAAACAGCAGTATGAACAGCTTAAAAAGATAGCTAAGTTTAAGAAAGGCACGCCTGAAGGTGAGGCCGCTAAAAAGACTTTAATGGATATAGAGATGTCGGGAGGGGGAAATGAGAGACCTAATAATGCGTCTCGTAAACCGCAAGTCCCGTAAAAACCGCAGGCAGGAGGGAGTGGTAAAGGAAAAAATAGTAAATGAGGGCCATGCTATGAAGCGCCTTGAAGCCAATCCTGATTTTAAGTTGTATATAAACCTTTTAAAAGAAGGAGAAGCACCTTTAATGGATAAAGTCTTATCAGGCGATCATAAAGATGAGCGGGATTTATTAGTAGCAAGAATCAATCAAATTGAAGACTGTATTAAACTTCCTACCCAAGTTATCTGGCGGATGGAGAATCTACCAGAGTATATAGAGATGAGAAAGAAAAAAAAGTAACAATTTCCTGTTCTTTTGAGTAAAATTCAAAAGAGCAGATGCCCCGAAAGGGAAGAAAGGAAATTATGTTTAAGAAACTGTTTGGCTGGTTGTGGAATGAAAGAGGTTTTGCGGAAGGAGATGCTGATACCGAGACCCTGGATAATCCTGGCGGTGAAGGTGCTGAAGGCGCTGAAGGCGAAGGGGAAATTGAAGGGGATACCGAGAAAGATGCCTCCAAAAAAGACAGAACCTCGAAGTTCAAGGAGTATAAGTCTAAGGCTGAGAAGGTGGAGCGATTGATGGAACTGGGTATACTTCAGGAAAATGAGGATGGTGATTTAGTCCTTAATCCTAAAGTAACAGAAAAGAAGGCTGAGAACAAAGGTGATGATGAGGATTTACACTTTAAAGAAAGTGAAATCCATAAGGATTCATGGCCTCTGGCCCAGAAAATCAATAAGATGTATGACGCAGGCGTCAAGGCCTCTCAGAGACAGGAGTTCTTTATAAGGGTGCTTCAATCTGAGAATGCCATTTTAAGGGATTACCCTGAGTTTATACAAAAGGATAGTCCATTAAAGAAGAAGGCGCTTGACATCCTTAAAAATNACCCTGAGTTCAAGAAAACTTACAGGGGAAACCCTGAAGCTTCGTATTGGGCGGTAAAAAGGGCATCTGAAGCCTTAAAGAACAAATCTACTCCTAAAGTACAGTCGAAAAAGAACCAGTTTATAATTGGTAAGGGTGATATTGCCTCAGGAGGGAAAAAGACAGTAGATATATCCAAACTCTCTGAAGCTGACCTTGATAAACTGGAAAGAGCAGAACACGAGAGGATGTCCAAGTTAAAAAAATAGGAGGCAACAATGTTAGAGTTTTTGAGAGGATTATTTCTCTCTTTACTCTTTTCTCAAATAGGCACAAGCCCTACGTCTATGCAGTCTATGAATACGGATACAGACGCGGATGCGGACTATGCCATACCTGAGATATGGGAAAAACGGCTCAGGTTAGATGCTTCAAGAAAGTCTTTCTGGGGAAACAAGAAAGGAAAGGAACTTTCAGGTAAGCCTATAATTGAGAAGACTCAGCTGGTCAATGAGCCAGGCGATGCGATACACATTCAGACGTGTACTGGTATCTATGGGCCTGGTGTTGAGGGTGAGACTGAGTTAAGAGGGAAAGAGGATAAGTTTACAGTAGGTCAGTTTGATATATCTGTCAACTGGTTAAGGAAAGCAATAGCATTTACCAAGAAAGTCAAAAAGGCGGTAAACTTTGACATGACCCAGCAGGCAAGGACGCTTATAAGCGACTGGCTTGGCCGAGAGTTAGACTCAAAAGTATTTACTGACCTTTATTCTGATGTATCAAATACCATCTACGCCGGTAATGCCACATCGGAAGCAACACTTGGAGATGGTGATACATTGACAACCGCTGAACTTGATAAGATAAAACTTATCATGGATAGAATCGGTGCCATACCTATCTCTGTCAGGAAGAAGAACGGCGAAGAGACCAATAACTACGGCGTGGTTATATCCGAGCTGGATGAATATAATCTCCGTGGTGATGACCGCTGGTTAGAAGCGGCTCGTCAGGCCCTTGCGAGAAGTGAAGAGAACCCTCTCTTCAGAGGCGGCCCAGTAGAGTGGAACGGGTTGTTTGTTTACACTCTAAGAGGTGTTAAAGCAGGCGGATGTGTCCAGGGTTCTCCTATAAGGCCCGAGTGTTCGCTTTTCTCAGGCGGTGCGGGTGCGGCCGCGGCTACACTGAATGCGAGTGACACTACGATTTACATCGGCTCAGCGGCAATAACACCTGCTGGACAACGGAGGGATTTTACAAAGTTCTTCGCTTCAACAGGGACAATAAGGATAGGTAGCGAGGATATAAGCTACACAGGAAAGACTTACAGGAGTTTCACTGGATGCACCAGAGGAGCGAACTCCACAACCGCAGCGACTCATGCGACTGGTTCTTTGGTTACACAGCGCAATCTGTCCAAGATAATCGCGTTCGGGGCGGAGATAGCAGCGTTCGGCTGGGGGCAGCATCCTGAAAGAATAGAAGACAAAGATGATTATGGTTTTATTACAGGTATTGGTATTGAGACCCTCATGGGCGTTCAGGCAATAAAAGACTCCCAGGGGAATACCCCGAATTACCTCGTAATGAAGGCGTGGTCTAAAAACCCAAGTTCCATATAAGGAGGAGACTATGAAGAAATTATTATTGATAAGTCTATTCTCCCTATTATGCACGAGCTTGGCATATGCTGGGCCTTTTGATAGGGAGGAGTTTAAAAACGTTGGATATACGGACGCGCAGACGTTCTCATCTGACGCCGCTCTTTCAAGCGGGCCTGTATATGTTTATGCGGTAACTTGTTACTCTACATCTTCAAACGGGTATGTAAACTTGTATAACGCAAGCAGTGCGACAGGCAGTATTAAGATTGAGGTTGCTGAGGCTACTTCAGGCGATTCTCAAAGGTTTGAGTTTACAAAACCTGTCAAGTTTGATACAGCTTGTTATGTGGATGTAACGAGTTCAGTCGCAGTAGTGGAGTATAGACAGTAAAAAACTAAAGGGCGGGGCTTTCGGGCTTCGCCCTTTACTTAAAAGGATAAATTATGAAAAAACTCATATTGAGTTTAATGATAGTTTTATTATTACCGGGGGTGTCTTTCGCGAGAAACGCGGAGAGACAGCAGTCCGAATTTTACGAAGGGGCGGAAGTAATAAAATCATCCGCAGGGACGGTATTTAGCGTAACTGTATCTGCTACAGCTTCAAATGGATGGACAGCGGTTTATGATGTATCTTCTATCTCTGATATTACCTCATCTACCGAACCGAAGATAGAGATACAGACAGCTACGCAGTATAATACTGAGATAAAAGAATTTCCGTCAGGGTTAAAATTTTATAATGGGATAACGATTGACAGGGGGAATTCACAAGGTGTCGTATATTACTACTGATAACCTATTTAAGTGGGTTGTCAG